ATAAGCACCTTATCATTATATTAACCGAAAGGCTACCTTTACAAGTAAAGCACTGCACAGTCGACACACGCAGCTACCTTTAAACGAAGCCCTGAGTAGGAGAAAGAATATGACTACTGAAGTAAAAGAGGATAATGCCAATCCTTATAACGAAAAAAAATCATGGCATAGTAACGAAGAAGATAAAGCATTTGAAAGTGCTGACGGAATGTTCTTTAGAGAACCAACCAAAGTAGAATCAAATGAGGAAGTAGAGCAACCTGTAGAACAGGAAGCAAGTGAGGATAAACCTTATAAGCGACCAGACTACAAAAAGCGATACGATGATTTAAAGAAACATTACGATACTAAACTTAGTGAGTTTAAATCAAGAGAGCAAGAGCTATTAGAAGAAGCTACTAAAAATAGACAAAGCTATAAAGCTCCGAAGTCTCAAGAGGAACTTGAAGATTTTAAAAAAGAGTATCCAGATGTTTACGAAGTTGTTGAAACAGTTTCACACTTACAAGCTTCTGAAAGGTCCAAAGACCTTGAAGCTAAGTTAGAAGCTCTCCAGCAACGGGAAAAAGAACTTGTTCGTAAAGATGCTGAAAAGCGATTGAATGACAGACATCCTGATTTTGAAGATATCAGAAACAGTGATGACTTTCACGACTGGGCAAAATCACAGCCACAATCTATCCAAGATTGGGTATATAAAAATGCTGATGATGCTGACCTAGCTTCAAGAGCTATAGATTTATTTAAAAGAGATATTGGTATGGACTCCAAACCGAAGAAGTCAAATTCTAGAAAGACCAAATCTTCTGCTGCTGATATGGTTTCAACTAAAACAACAAGTGTTGAACCTAAGCAAGAGAAAGTTTGGACTACTAAGGAGATTTCTGCTATGAGCATGGATGAATTCGACAAATATGAAGAAGAAATCAGTAAAGCCATGTTTGAAGGCAGAGTTCAAAGATAAACTTTTATAATAATTAAAGGAAAGAAAAATGGCTTATAACCAATCGGATGAAAATTTCGCACAATCGTCTGGTTCTAACTTTGCTAACAATAATTTCTTGCCTGAAATTTATTCCAAGAAAGTTTTAAACTTTTTTAGGAAAGCCTCTGTTGTCGAAGCAATTTCAAACACAGATTACGCAGGTGAGATTTCAGGATTTGGAGACACTGTTAAAATAATTAACGAACCAGAAATTACAGTGTATCAGTACGAAAGAGGAGCAGATGTAACAAAAACAGTTCTTACAGATGCAGAAACAACTCTTATCGTAGATACAGCTAATGCTTTCAAATTTATCGTAGATGATATTGAAAGTCAAATGTCACATGTCAACTTCAAAGAAGTTGCAACATCTTCAGCAGCATACTCATTAAGAGATGCTTTTGACCAAGGTGTTTTAGCTAAGATGTTCGCAGGAGTATCTTCAAGTTCACCAGACCATATCATTGGTTCTGACAGTGCAACTGCTGATGCAACTCTATCTCACGCAACAAACTCTGTTGACCTATTAGGTTCAGACGGAACAGGTGTGGATGCTTTAGACTTAATGGCAAGAATGGCAAGATTACTTGATGACCAAAATGTCCCTGAAGAAGGTAGATATTTTGTAGCTCCTCCAAGTTTTTACGAGGAACTATCACAGTCAGGTTCAAAACTATTGTCAGTAGACTTTAATGCTGGACAAGGTTCAATTAGAAATGGCTTAGTATCTAGTGGTAAACTAAGAGGTTTTTCAATGTACAAATCAAATAACATTGCATCAACTTCAAATGCTACAGGTAAAGTCCTAGCTGGACACATGTCTGCAGTGTCAAGTGCTCAAACAATTACATCAACAGAAGTTATCAGAGACCCTGATTCTTTTGGTGATATTGTTAGAGGCTTACACGTCTACGGAGCAAAAGTTCTTAGACCAAAAGCTTTAGTATCAGCTTTCTACCTAGTAGACTAACGATACTTCGGAGGGCTCTTCGGAGCCTTCCATTTTTTATAGGAGAGATTATGCATTACGGAGATAAAAAAAGAGACAAAAAGATGTACGGTGGTATGTCTAAAAAGAAAAAAATGATGGGTGGAGGTAGAATCAAATATAAACATGGTGGTTATGCTTCTATTCAAGATATGGAAAAGAAATGCAGTTCTATGGCTGGTATGAATACCATGAAAATAGAAGGCGAGAAGTAATGAAGGTTAAAGCACCTAAAGGCTATCACTGGATGAAGTCCGGTAAGTCTTATAAGCTTATGAAACATACTGGTAAGTTTGTGCCACATAAAGGAGCAAGTTTATCAGCTAACTTTGAAATTCAAAAGAAACATAAAAAATAATGGCAAACACATATTTAGAAATTACTAACGAAGTATTACGAGAACTGAATGAAGTTCCTTTAACAACATCAACTTTTGCAAATGCTAAAGGTATTCAAGCTTTTGTTAAAGATATGGTTAATAAAGCAATCTTTGATATTGCTAATGAAGAACCTCAGCTACCTTTTTTATCTGCTGGTCTTAGTGGAGCTACTGACCCTTTCTATGGTAATGTAACTGTTCCTAGTGTTGCCGGTACTAGATGGTACTTATTAAAAGCTGGTAGTTCTAGTTTAGCTGATGACTATGCTTCAATAGATTGGGATGATTTTTATATGACAACTATTAATGTGTCAGGTGAATCAGCTCCTTATGTTTCTAAAGGTTTAAAGTTTTTAACATTAGCTGATTGGAAGAGTAATTATAGAGACTCAGAAAATGCCGATGATGCTGATGGACAGGTGTATGGAGAACCTAGATATGTTATTAAATCTCCAGATAGTAGAAAATTTGGACTAAGTCCGATACCTGATAAAGTTTATAATATACATTTTTATGCTTTTAATAAGCCAACAGCTTTATCAGCTCATGGTGACACTATAGTCCTCCCAGAACAATATAGTAATGTTATAACTTCACGAGTTAGATATTATGTATGGCAGTTTAAAGAATCACCACAACAAGCAGCTTTTGCTTTAGATGATTTTAGAAAAGCTATGAAGAGCATGAAATCAAACTTAATGAATCCTCAGCCTAAGTATATGACTGATGATAGAAGATATTTTTAATTTATGGCACGTTCCCAACCTTATACAGTTGCATGTGATGGTGGTCTTGTAACCTCATCAAACTCTATTGACTTATTAAAAACTCCCGGGGTTGCTTCTAGACTACAAAACTTTGAAGTCTCTATTGAAGGTGGGTATCGTAGAATAAACGGTTACACTAAATATAAAGTTGGTGATGTTACTCCAGCACAACCAGCAGGTAGTACAGCAACCATACTAGGAGTATTTCCTTATGCTGATGGAGTTGTTGCTTGTGTCAGTGATGATATTTATTTTAGTAATGATGGAGCTACTTGGTTACAAATAAATAGAAGTTCAGTAGCTAATAGTGGTGATAACTACACAGCCTTTACAGGTCGTAGTGTTTTAAATAGAACAGGACAAGGGCAATGTAGCTTTGCTTTATTTGAAGGTGCAACTTTTGAATATGGTGAACTACTAATAGCCGATGGAGCTAATAAAGTTTATAGCTTTAGAATGGAAGGGTCTGGTAACTTAAATAGCAGAACATTTTTTGCTGATGAAATTACTGTTGATGGTACTAATGGAGTCAAACACATTACAGTCCATGACCATCACTTGATAGCAGCAGGAGTAGAAAACAATTTAAGTACAGTTTACTACAGTGTGTATAATGACCCTGATAACTTTTCAGGTACTGGAGCAGGTTCGGTAACTATATCAGACCAAGTGGTTGGTATTAAAGGTTTCCGTGAAGACTTAATTGTCTTTTGTGAAAACAGTATTCATAAACTAATTAATATTAATGATTCATCAAATATTAGAATAGACCCTATTACGGAAAACGTAGGTTGTTTAAGTGGCTACAGTATTCAAGAAATTGGTGGTGACTTAGTCTTTCTAGCACCAGATGGTATCAGAACAGTTGCTGGTACGGCAAGAATTGGTGACGTGGAGTTAGGGACAGTATCAAAACAAATACAACCTTTACTTAGTGACCTAGCTCGAAACATTGATGACTTTACTGTAACTAGTTTGGTTATACGAGAAAAGTCACAGTATAGATTGTACTATACCAATCCCCTTTCAGTTAATTCAGCTCAAGAAGGGATTATTGGCACATTAAGACCTAATGGGTTTCAATGGTCTGAAACAAAAGGTTTAGAAGTAACAGATGTTAATTCAAACTTTGACCAAAACGGTGTTGAGGTTTATTACCATGGTGATACTAATGGGTTTGTTTATACCCATGATGTTGGTCATAGTTTTGATGGTACTAATATAAATGCTATTTATGAAACACCAGACTATGATTATGGTGACTTTGGTACTTTAAAAACTTTGCATTACATTAAGATATCTATAACACCAGAAGGGACAGTACAACCAACACTAACAGTTAAGTTTGATTTTGGTAATCTTGATGTCCCACAACCAGATAGTATTTTATTAGACTCAGTACCAGAACCAGCAACATTTAGTAATGCTATATTTGGCTCAGCAATTTTTGGTGCAGCTGAACAACCACTAGTTAGAGAATCACTAGTTGGTAGTGGCCACAGTAACAATTTTAGATTCTCAAGTAATGATTCCAATGCACCTTATATTGTGAATGGATTCTATGTAGATTATATACCTTCAGGTAGGAGATAAGAATGGCAGGATATATCCGACAAAGTACTTTTAGTGATGGCGATACCATTACAGCAGCATTATTTAATAATGAATATGACCAGTTATTAAATGTATTTAGTAATACTTCAGGACACAAACACGATGGCACAGCTGCTGAAGGCCCAGTTATTGGCCTAATAGGTGATGCAGGTTTAGTAACACCACTCAACAAAATCTTAATAGACACAACCAATGACCACATAGAATTTTGGATAGATGTCTCAGGCACTTCAACTCAACAGCTCTACATAGCCGATGGAGCTATCCTACCAGTTACAGACAACGACATTGACTTAGGCTCAAGCTCTTTAGAGTTTAAAGATTTATTTATAGATGGCACAGCTAATATTGATAGCTTAGTAGCCGACACTGCCGATATCAATGGTGGCACATTAGATAATGTTACTATCGGTGCAACCACAGCAGCAGCCGGTACTTTTACGACAGTAACTACAACAAGCAACGTTGTTGTTGGTGGTAATCTAACTGTCTCTGGCACAACAACCACAGTCAACAGTAACGAAGTTAATATCGGTGATAACATCATTGTCCTTAATTCAGATGAGACAGGCACACCATCACAGAACGGTGGTATCGAAGTAGAACGAGGTACGTCAACTAATGTCTCACTACTATGGAATGAAACCAATGACTATTGGACCTTTGGTAGTAACCACCTAAACTTCCCAGACAACTCTAAAGCCTACTTTGGTGACTCTAATGACTTACAGATTTATCATTCTTCAGGTAATAATTTTATTAATGCACCTGTAGGTGGTAACTTATTATTACAAGCTAATAACATTACAGCTAGGTCAGTAGCTCAAGAAGTTATGCTTAATGCTGCTGCAAACGGAGCAGTTACACTTTATTATGATAACTCAGCTAAACTAGCCACAACTAGTGCTGGTATAGATGTTACAGGTGGACAAAGAATTATAGGTAATAGTGGCGATGCAGGTTCGTTAGAAATCTATGATGTAGATAATGGTACAGCTAGTACCGATGCCTTGCGTATAGTTAAATCAGCTAATGAAGCTTATATATTTAACAGAGAGTCAAGTGGTGGTTTAAACTTAGGAGCAGGTAATACCCTCAATCATGTAGTCATTACTTCAGCTGGTAACGTAGGTATTGGAGCTGCCTCACCTTCAAGACAACTAACAGTACAAAATTCTGGTAATGCTATTGCAGCTATAGTATCAGGAACAAGCAGTTTAGCTCAGTTAGCTTTAGGCGATACTGATGACGATAACTATGCACAAATAATTTTAGAAAATTCTACCAACAAATTACAAATACAGAATGGTGGTGGTGGTGCAGTTGGCAATAGAGGTATTACTTTAGATTCTTCTGAAAATGTTGGTATCGGAACTGAATCACCAAGTTCTATCTTGCATTTAAAAGATACTGTTGCACAAGTAAAAATAAATTCTGATGATGGTCAATCAGCTTTCTTAACTTTTGGTGATGCAAGTGATACTACAAGAGGTGGTTTAGAATACACATCTGATGATGCTTTAGTTTTTGAAACTAATAATATGCAAGAACGCATGCGAATAGACAGCTCAGGCAGACTATTAATAGGTGGCACTTCTACTTCTTTCAACGATATATTGCGTGTTTTTGGTGATGGTTATGCAGGTGCATGGAGAACAGGAACAAGCAGCACTTATGTTGGTAAAATGCATAACAACGCAGGGAAACTAGCACTAGAAACAGATGGTAGTAGAGATATACAATTTGGTAATTCTACAAATACTCAAGTAATGTATATTGATACCTCTGAACAAAACGTAGGTATAGGAACTGCTTCACCAAGTGAGAAGTTACACGTTGAAGGTAATGCTTTAGTCACAGGTAACTTGACAGTCAACGGTAATCTAACCTTTGGTAACGCAGCAACCGACACAGTTTCTTTCGGAGCTGATATTGATTCAAACATTATTCCAGACGATGACGATACTTATGACCTCGGCAGTTCTTCACAAGAATGGAAAGACTTATACATAGATGGTGTGGTATATGCCGACCAAATAGACCTAGGCGACAACGAAAAGATTAGACTAGGTGCTAGTCAAGATTTAGAAATCTATCACGATGGTAGTCATAGTTACGTTAAAGATAATGGTACAGGGAACTTAAAAATTCTTGCTGATAATCTTTTACTACAAAGAGGAGATGCATCACAAACTTATATACAAGCCTTAACAGGTGGTGCAGTTGAT